GAGAAAACCGCCGATAAACGGTAATTCCTCTGCTACCGACTCTGTCAGATTTCCGATTATCTCGGCCGGTTCCTCCGGCTCTTCATCGTCTCCAAGCCCCAAATCCTTCAGAAGGTCTTCGATAATCCCAATCGGGTCAAGTGCCGCATCTCTTCCGGTAAGAGCGGAATACGCCATATTGTAGAACCATGCTCCGATAAACACCTTTGCGTACCCGGCTACCAATTTCCCTTTTACTTCATTCCGGAGTTCCTGTGGCACATCCTTAAACAGGTACCCGTACTGGTTATTTACTTCGAGCTGAAACGCTGTCGCTATCTTGATAAACGGGTTCTTTGCATCAAATATGGTCGGATTATTTCCCCTGCTCCGTCCGGCCATAACATTCTCTGCAAACTGATCTGCATTTTTGATAGCTTCATTCTCACTCATTCCGGCTTTCATGTTCTCCCGATACTTAGAACGCCACACTACCTGCGAAGTGAAGTTATCGACTGCCTCCATCATCCCCCCAAGCTTATCAATAGCTTTGTCCCATGTGGACTGATACAGCTTCTTTGACTTCCGCAAGCGGTTTGTCAGGAAATCCGAATTATCAACTACACTGCTGTCCTTCCGAATATAGGACTTAATCGTATCTCGCATTGCCAACAATGAGCTTACCGGCGACACCTCCGCCCAGGATTGCGTAATCGGAATAAAGTTCGTCAGTGCAGAAGAAAAACTTCCTACAACCATATTTGCCGTCACTCTGTTGGAAATGTTTTGCATGGTAGAATAGAACTTTCTGTTCGTATCACTTTCCATGCCACGATCCATAGAATGTTTCTTCCCGGCCAAGGTGTTGGTTTGTGTCCTGAAATCCACAATGAAGTTATTCAACGGGTTCCGGGCTTCCTTATACACAAGGTCAATCTGGTCCTGTACCTCCGTTGCATCGTATTCCGGATTGTTACGGATTGCTTCCACCTTATCCTTGATGCCTTGGTCACTGTGACGGTACCGGATTTCATTCTCAAAGGCACGACGCTTCTGGATATCCTCGATATGGTAAATCCAGTCAAGCGCACCCTGCACATACATATCCAAGCCCTTCATAAAACTATAATCCGTGGAATCACCCGTTCTGTGTTTGTCAAAGGATTGATAACTGCGCACAGGCTTGAACTGTTCCGTCAGACCGGCAATATCCGTCGGAATCTCATCCTTTCTGGTCTTCCAGTTCAACAGCTTCGCAAGCCAGCTCTGCTTGTCATCCGTAAAATGCGGGAAATAACCTTCCCGGTACTCAATCGGACGCATTCCCTGCTCTTCCAACGTTGCATTGACACGACGGAATAACTCATCGTAAAGCTGCCGTGCACTCGCAATAACCTTCTCCACCTTTTCCGGATCAATCTTCTTTTTGTGCTTCTCGAAATACTCCTTCATGATGTCCGCCGTCAGTGTCGTATCCGGATTGTGGCGGTACTCACCCAACATCTGAATGTAGGCATCCTCCTCGGCGGTAATCTTTAACTCAGCATACCTCGCCCTGATTGCATTCGCCTCCCGGTTCAGTTCTGCTTCGTTATGATTATACTTTCCCTGCAATTCGTCATAGATAGCGTCCGCTCTTGCAATATCCCGGTTACCATTCGCATCCCTTACGATATCCCGCAGATTTCTACGAAGCGTATTCACTTTGTAGTAGATACCCATCTTCTTATCTACCCATGTGGAAGTATCGCCCATGAGCTCACCAAGTACTGCCCGATACTCCTCCTCCTTCGACATTCGATGTTCCACGATTCTAAACTCTTTGGTTTTCATCTTATCGATTTTCTTCTTAATATCGCTGATTCGCTTTTCGTAATAGGCATCCGTATTATCACGGCTCTGCTTCCGCCGTTCGATTCTATCCAGAAGTTCCTGTGCAGCTCTCGTATTCTTATTTCTTTTGCGATCATACTCCGACTGCAAATCGCGAATCTCCGCATTATAAGAAGCATGGGATTTCTCCTTAAGGTCCTGCTCGTTTTTCAACTGTACCTTTAGGCTTTGAAGCTTAGCCGCATTCCGTTCCTTCACCGTCGTTACCTTCTTACGCGGGTAACTTTCCGGCTCTGGTGCGTATTCATCTGACTCTGGCTTCTTCACTCCCTCCCACGTCGGCAATTCATCCGGAGAGTACTCCTGTCCCACCGGAACATTCTCTTCCGTATCTGTGATTTCCGGTGATGCGATATCCTCCCTTACCGGGCCGATATCCTTCACAGTCGAATCCGATGCCGCTTTCACCGGAGCAATGTCCTCCCGTATTGGCCCCAGTTCCTTCGGGGTCTCGGATTGTTGCACCGGTGCAATTTCCTCTAATACGATATCCTTGCCGCGTACGTTATATGTACCTATCGGCGGAGCAATATCATCCCCCAAGGAATGCTGAACAGATGATGTATCATCTAAATACTCTGAGATATCCAAAACTTCATTTCTTGTTTTTAATGGTATTCTCACATGTGCTTCATCAGAGAAGATATCGTCCAATACCAATTTTTCTGCAGGCACTCTAAGTTTCACTACACCCTTACCATATCCAACAGAATTTTCCCCATCTTCTTTGGTACTAAAAAAGATGCCGTCTTCCTTAGCCGACATCCTTCTAGTCTCCATTATTCTTCTTGCATTTTCTTCTGTTGTTCTATGATACAAAGTAACGTAACCGCTTGGACTAATTTCCGCAACATCCTCAATCTCTGAAATTAAGTCCTGTGCATCAAGCAACGCGTCTCCTGAAACTCTTTCTTCTAAGTTTCTCTCACCTAACGAATACCTTGTATTACCACTAGCATTTATCTCTTTTTGAGGTATACCGTTCAGTTTCGTACCGTTCAGATTTACAATCTCACTATAGCCGTACTCGTCGTAAGTCACAATCGCGTCATAACCGTCCTTGATTAAAGCCTGAGTCAGCTTCTTTCCGGTTAATCCGTTATACATATCACTTACCGTCTTCTTCCAACCGGTATCACTCGTACTTATATGCTCCAGTACCAGAGGTTTCTTAAATTGTATGGTTCCGTATTCGTAACCCTCTATTTTATGCTGCCCCTGCATAGTATCCATACTCATATACTCGCCGGCAGGCTCGATATTCTGGCCGTATGTACTACCATAATTTCGGGTATTCTGATTAGGAACTCTCACATAGGTCATTGTCAACCCTTCATCCGTCAATACATTGATTTTAGAAGAAGTGGTTGCATTTTTCTCGTTTTGTGGTATACTATTAGCAGAGGAATCCCTTTTTATATCGCCAATCGCATTTTGCGTAGTAGCGGTGGTCGGGGATTCCTTTTTCATATCAAATAACGTCGGAGTCATATCCACAACATCATAGAGTACTGCTTCTCCGTCATCTGTAATACCTACTACAACATCCGCAATATACTTTGTATCGCCCGATAAAATCAATGTCGTTCCATGGTCAAAATCAACAAAATCGTCTTTTCTCGGATGATCCAAAACTCCGTCGCGCTTCCAATTTGTAGTTGCCACTACGATATCTTCTGCCACTTCTGCGGCTCTCAGCTTATCTGCAAAAACATCCGGAGTATTATGATACAGCCATTCTGTATACTTTGACCTCGTATATTCTCTTCTGGATGTTCTGTTGACTTTGCGCGTTACTCCATCAACAACAATTCCCTCGCTGAATTTTTTTAATGCATCCGAAGCCGCTTTCTTTGCTGCTTCCTTCTTTGCCTTGTCCCATGTAGCTGTGTCAATTCCACTCAGTATATCATTATCAACAACTGCAACAAACCTACCATCGGTAGTTGTGCCTAGCGAGTAATGTGTACCACTTCCAACCGTTCCACTCGCCTTATAAGCCTTCTCGAACGCTCTCTTTACCTTCTCCAGCTCCCGCGCCTGCTTACTTCCGGCGGTGGCGGTCTTCAGCAGATACTTAATCTCCTCAAAGAGTCTCTTGAAGAGGCCCGGCTTCTCGGTAGAAAGACGGTTCACAAAGTCGCTGTCCGTGAACAGGTAATCGCCGATGAGATCCGCTGTCAATTCGTTCTCAATGTTGGCACCATCTACGCCTGCATACAGCTTCTGCAATGCCTCCAGACGCTTTCCGTACTCACCCTTGCTTTCTGCAAACGCCTTTACTGCCTGCTGGAGCTCTCCGTACAACCCGGTCCCCTCCAGTACATGAGTGATTTCATGGCCAACCACGGTATTTAATGCCTTAGCAGACTCAATATTCAGAGAAATGCTTCCATCCTTCAGGAAACCGTTTACCGTTTTCCCTTCCAGCGCAAATCCGGAGTCCTTCAGTTTCTGATTGTTCGTAAAATCAAAAGAGACGCCCTTGTCTGCCGCGATTTTTGCAATCATATCGACAAACTCGTGCGTCCGGTTCGTATTATTCAGGATACCGCTCTCCACCGCTGCCCTTACAACAGCCTGCTGCTTTGCATTATACTTCGACAAATCCGCAGTGTAAGCCTGACTCCGTCTCGTTTTCTCATTGTAACTCTCCACGAGACGGTCACCCTTGGCCAGTTCCGCCACTCTCTGACTGAGCTGTTCCTTCAGCTTCGACTTCTCGGAGCTTCCCTTCAGCTCCTCAATCTGCTGTTCCAGCTTCGCATACCGTGCCTGCTCCGCCAATGTAGCATTCAGTTTCTTCCCAAGCTCTTCAAACTCCTTCACAAGAGCTTCCTCCCGGTCGGAAACATCCTTATACGCTTTGTAGTCATCTCCTCCAAGTACACTCTCAATGGTATCGATGCCGATATATCCTTTGGCAAGATCGCTCTTTACCTGCTCGTAAATCGCATTCTTCTCCTTATTGGAAAGCTTACCGCTTGCTTCCCTCTCTGCAATGCGCTTCTTTGCCTCTGCCTCTACCACAAGCTCTTCATTCTTTGTCATGCCGGTGACCAAATCCCGTCCGGAGGATGCGGAGTGAATCGCATCTCCTCCCTGCATAACGGCACTGGTTAAGGTACCCATAACAAACTGGTCAAGCAAATCCTCATCATCTATCAGCTGCTTCAGGTCCGAATCCGACATATATGTCAGCTTCTTCGCCACCGCAGACCCCAGTCCGGCCAAAACTTCTTCTGCGCCTTCCCCTGCAGCCTTCACACCGTACTGGGTTAAGGTCTTCAATGCCTGATTGCTAATTTTACTACTGAGCTTCTTTGCAAAGATATCATCCAAAGACGAAATACCTCTACTAATACCAAGAGCATTCACCGTCTTTCCAAGGCCACCGAATATCAATTCCGTACCGGCATCCACCGCACCCTTCATAAAACCGTATTTCAATGCGTCTCCGTCCGATGCTCCGCTCCGGTACGCTTCACTCATACCGCCACCGGCAGAAGAAGCAAACATCGTACCTGCAGACAGAGCGGAGGCTCCCGCAGAACCAAGCCCCGCTGCCGCCCCTGCTCCGGCAGTCAATATGACAGTTGCCGCCTGACCGACACCCTGCGTGAGTCCAACCGACTTATCTCCCAAAAAGGAGTCCTCAAATGCATTATCACGCACCCATCCGAAAGCATTATCCACAGCGTTTTTCTTCGCCACGTTCCGCACATCATCCGCAAAAGAGTCCGCACCTACCAAGTCCGACAGTCCGGCCACACCGTACATGCCGAGATCTACGATACCTTCTCCCAAGTTTGCGGCACCTTGTACTACACCCAGTGCCGCATCACCGAGCGTAGCACCTACCGATTTTGTCACATCTCCGAACTGATAACCGTCCTCAAAGGCTCCCTTTTTGAACCAGGAACTATCCTTAACTCCGGAGGGATTCGTGTCTTCAATTTCTGTTCTCACCAATTTCCCATCCTGTCCAAGAACATAAACACGTTTCTTTTTGGCTGTAGCAGTACCTTTATTATTTTCCTTTACAAGTTTCCCGTTTGCATCCAAATATCGCGCCATAAAGTCCCTTCTTTCCTGATTCTAGTATTCCTCATACTCATTTGCAACACCGTTCCAGATCCACTTTGTACCGTCATCCGCCACCCATATATTCTGATGTACAACCTTCTCTTTTCCGGCATCCTTTCCATACTGCACAATCGTATGTACCTCTTCCTTTTCACCGGTTTTCTTCAACCACCCATGGCCGTTGATTCCCTTCGGTTGGTAGCCGTTATTAAATGTTCCAAATTGCTTTACATCCGAATTGTAGCTTCCTCGATAATACGGTGTTCCAAACTCGTATTTTTCCGGTTCATTGTTCTTATCTGCCCCTGCACCCTGCAGCTTCTTCTCATCGTTTGCAAGTTTCTGCTGGTAACTGGAGGCAGAATAACTGCCTGACACCGCCTTCGGCATATTTTTCTCGATAAAGTCCGTAATTTCCTTGTTTCCTGCCGTCATTCCCGGAATAGTAAGGAATCTACCGGTATAACCGCTTGCTTTCGTCTCTTCCTCCGGAGTATCCTCAATAATAGCTTCGTTCGCCTCATCCAGTGCCTTCAACCGTGCCATTTCTTCATTAAACCGTCTGACACCCTCTTCATAGTCCTGATTGTACTGCCGCACCGACTCCTCAAAGGCTCTGTCGGCATTCATCTGGTCAAGTACGTCCAAATACCGGTTGTGATAGGTATCCTCAATCTGGGCTTTTTGACCTTCCAAATCAAGGAGAAGCTGGTTCTCATACTGTAAGCCTTGCAATGCCAGTTCCAACTGCTGTTGCAGTCCTGTATAGGCAATCTCCGCGAGAGCACTGCTGTTCTGAAGCTGTGCCTCCCTGATTGCATTGTTATAATTCATTACTGCCAGATCATACGCCGCTCTCGCTGTTGCCACACGGTTCTGATACGTGTTGTACATCTGCACCTGGGAGCTTTCGCTATATCCGGAATTGGAAAGTCCCGCCGCTGCCATTTCCTCCGCACCTGCACCGTACCGATTGCTTTCCTTCTGCCAGTCCGCATAGGCACCGGACTGCTCCTTCGTATAGTCCTTTTCCGTCTGCTCCTTCTGCTGCTCAATCTGGTCAATCGTATAATCCGTCTGTTGCTGCTGCAATGCGGACTGCTCGGTTACCCAGCCTTTTGAAGCCTCGGTTAAATCATCATACTTCTGCTTGGTCTGCTCCAGCATCCCGCCGTACATCTCTTCCGTCTCGGTCAGCTTCTGCTGCTTTTCATCCTCAATCTGCGTAATCTGCTCTTCGTAATCGATATTTGCCATATTGTCCCCTTTCTACCGCTTCAAGTACCCGCCTACAAAGCACTCCAACGTGACCGTTTCCAGACTAAACCGTGTCTGTGAATAGAACTTCAACTGGATATCCTTGAACTTCTTCCGCTTGATTCTGCTGACCAGATAGTCCGTCACGTTCTCATGCGTCCCAATCAGTTCAAAGTCCGTCTTCTCCGTCTTCGCATACACGGAGATGTCTCCCGTCGCCTCCACAACGCATCCTCTCTTGTTCGAAGTCTTCAGATGCTGCGGATACTTGAACTTATCCTTCGGCGTCACCCAGTAGCTCTCCACCGGGCTCTCTGTGTCCGTAAGGGTATACACACCATCCTCCGTACCCAGATACAGAATCCCGTTGTGCACCTTCGCACTGGTCACCTTCTTCTTCAGTTCCCAGTAAAACCATTCGTATTCGTTGTGATTGTCATTCGTAAAGAACGCTCTGCTGTCAGCCAGATACGCCTTATTCCCCACAAACACAATCAGATATCCTTCCCACTCCTCCAGAATCATCTCCCGGTACTCCGGCTCCGCAATCAGCTTCCGATCCACAACAGAGCTTCTGTGAGCGATTGCCTGCTCCGTGGTGATGTCTCCGTTAATTCCCTCCATACCTCTGGCACTGAAGAAAACGATATCATCGTTGAAATTAATTGCACGGCCAACACAACCGGTAGAAATACTGGAATGTGTACTCGGATAAATCTTTCCGTACTCGCTGTCAATCGTCGGCGTATGGTAAAACACCGTCGTATTCGCCTGAGACGGCTCCTTAAACACCCACAGCACGTTATTACCGGCTACCAGACCTTTTACCATGGCAGAATCCAGTCCCTCATTGTAATAATCCATGTCACTGCAATACGTCGGGTCATTCAGGCTACAGTGGAAAATCATGTTTGGGAAATCCTCGTTCCCACTAAAAAACACCCTGTTATCAAATACCTGTAACAGAGTGCACTTTCTGATTTTATCCGTGTATCCATCCACTGTCTTCCGGAACTCCACCGAAACATTGTCCTGTCCATCCGTAAGTGGCTCCTCCGGCGCCGTTGTGAACGTAATCTTTCCTGCCGCATAGTCCACCGTGAAGCCTTCCACCTCTTTATCATTTACCTTCACTACCGGCGTATAGTCCTCGTCGATGTCCTGTGCATCCAGGCAGAACTCCTTACTCTCGCCGTCTGCCAGAAACGTGTTGATGCGCTTCCCGGTAAGAAGATTCACATCCTCATATGCGGTACCGCCACCGGCCGGCTTTCTCGCAATGGACGTAGTCGGAACATACCCTTCCACCTCCTTCACCGTCTCTCCGTCGAACTGAAGGTAATTCTTACCATCCTTGAAGTACCACATATTGTTATATATAAAACTGTCGCTTCGCGCCGCATTCAGACCGGCATAAAGCTCCGTCTCCTTGTCATTTTCCACCTTATACAGCTTCGTTCCGCTATGCACCAAAAGCATATCTTTCTCCGCTGCCTTATAAAAAAACACGCCCCATACCTTTTCCGAAAAGCTTACTTTCAGTTTCAGGTCGGGACGTGTTCTTATGCTCTCCGTCTCCTTATAATCTTTCCATACATTCAGGCAATCCGGGCTTCGCACCAGGTTTATTTCCTCTCCCCGGAAGTCAACGCCTCGAAAATTGCCGTATACCCTTGAAACCAGGTTGTTGTCCGGCATCATACATCAATCCCTCCCTCGAAGCTTATACTTGTCATGCTGTATCTCGGATCCAGTCTCTGAATCATAGCTTCGTATCTCTGGGAATACACCGCACCATAGCTGGTCGAAATATCACTCTTAAGCAAATCCCCCGCAACACCGTACGGCATAATTTCCAATACATCCGGACTCAGCTCAAATGTATACTTTGCCCGGTTCTTGTCCGTAATCCGTGTAGGATATCTAAAATACTCTATCTCCGCCGTACCACTTTCCAAGAACTTAATTACCGTCCCCTGCGCTTTGATTTCATACTCAACACCACGGATAATATTGATTTGATATACCTCATAATCCGTTTCGTCCATAATATCCTCGAAGCGAATCAAATCCCCTTCTTTTACCGTCATTTCTACATAGTCCGGAATCTTCTTGATTCGTGCCAACTCAAACATAACCTGAGTTATTACATCCTCAAACTTTGCAGCAATGTCCGGATCATCCGTAAGAAGTTCGCTGTCCGGATTTAACTCTTCGATAAGCCCAAGCACTTTCTTTTTCATTTCTAAAAGAGTCATCGTCATCCTCCCTTCTGCCTATGCAACAAAACAAGGGAGGCCATTTCTAGCCTCCCATTATTGATTTAATTACTGGTTTAAAGTCTGCTTTAAGTTAGTTAAGCGAAAAGTCTACCTTGTACATTGTGGTAATTATCTTTCCACTTTCCCAAGTAACTCTGTTGTTGTTGATGGAATAGTAACACTTGTGGTCGTTAGAACCGTTCGTGATTGAAAAAATAGGTTCATATTCACTGTCACTGTCGCATTCAAACCTTATATTCCCATTATCAGAAGTGATGTTTGCCCATTGATGGCGTCCCCTTGTATTGTTCTGAACATATCCTTCGCCGTTTATATCTTCGTATTCGCACTTTTTATTCCGAATGAATTTAGAAGCATAGTTCGGCGCAACTGGCAACATTCCTGTATACCCAAGTTCGACAACAAAATCCTGTAATGCCTTGAATGACTGCTCACAAAATATAGAGTCTTGTTCAATAACTATGTGCTTAACATGGTTCAATAAATTATCGTTCGGAGTGTCACATCTGTTAAGAATAGATAACTGAACCAACTCTACCTTGTCGCAGTATATTGTATCTGTTACTACATTTGTGTCGAATGTCTTACCGTCAACAAATATGTTAAACTCTACGAAGTTTTCATCTCCGTGCATTTTTCCACCCATGAAATCAGAAGCACCAACTTCTTTAATGGCACAATCCCACTCTACAGGAAGAATAATTGTGTCGATAACATTAAAACCGTTATCGTACTTGTATACTCCGCCCATAGCCCACACATCAGCATTTATAGAAGCGTTCTTATATTTCCATAAATCAATACCAATTAAGTGTGCGCCATTGGTAAAGAAACAAGTAACTTTATGATAGGCTGATGTGATTTCATTTTTCAGAATCATTTTATCTTTACTGTTGAATAAGATATCTTCTTTAAAAGATTCCGCACCGCTAATGTTATCACAGTAAAATTTCAATGGTTCACTATAAGTAATAGAAATCACAATAGTCTGTCCTTTTACTAATCTATATGGGTTAGTTTCCGTTGGTAAAGTATCTTCCCTATATCTGTCAATATAGTTTTCAGAACCAACTTCTCCGTTATATACCGCAAGACAAACATATTGTTGTGTGTCCTTAAAATATATATTTCGGTCAGCGTCTACTGTCATTTCGTAAGATTTAAACAGTTCTTGTTCAACATATTCACCTGCACCGTTAATATACGCCCCAAATTTTTCTACGCATGGAAATGTATTTTCATCACATTTCATATAGCCACCTTTTTGCAAAATAGTGTTTTCTACCTTGCTTAACTCACTCTTTAAGTCAGTTTCCACGGCTTCAAGAGATGCCTGTGTTGCAAATCCTGCAGAGTTTTCCTCCACATACTTGTCTACTGCTTCTTCCAGGTACTCTTCCGGGATCTGATTGTTTGCAATCTGGTCAATTAATCCTCTGGATTCGTCAATTCTCTTCCTCTCGATGTCCAGTTCCTCACGCAGTTCTTCGTGTTTTACATCGATTTTCTTATTATTCTCTGCAATAGCCTCACCGGTAGCTTTCGCATCCGCAGAATAGCCGGCCCTTTTCAGAGTCTTATCGACCACCGGCAGAGTCGGTATTTTCCCGGTCAACACATTTTTTGCTTCCGCACTCATTTCCGTACCTCCTTACTTATCCTTACCTTCAGGAAACAATCTTAAAATCTTTGCTCCGTCATCGTCATAACCAACAATCGTCTGTGGATTGGTGTCCGGGTTCAGTTCAACCTCATACCAGTAAACAACCGGTTTGCTGATAATATCACCAATCTTTGTATCCTCTTTCGTCAAATAAATACGTGCTGCCTCAGTTTCCTCTTCAACAACGAAGTCCTTCTGTAGGACCACATTCTCGCAGGCTTTCTTTTCACACACCTTAATACGAATAACATCCCCCGGTTGGAACATATACGGTTCCCCTCGGTCATCTGCTTCTACAACAAAGAATACCACATCGCCCCTTGTCAGGCAGATAGTCATATCTTCTTCAACATGAAACATACTCCACCTCCTACTGTAGGTCTTCGATGCACTTCAGTTCTTCGATAGCTTCCGTAACCGACATAAACTCTTCTACCGGCTTTACATACCCTCTGCCGTCCGGCTCAAAAAGCAGCACATCCCCCTCAGCAAGCTGAATCGTGGTATCGAGGATACTAACGTAGTTATCCCCCTGTAATCTCGTTACAGAATGAAAAACCAAGTCTTTTACCGTCTGCTCCACCTTCTCCGTTTTGTGTTCAAGCTCAGTATCCTTTGTAACCTTAATTCCCGGATACATTTCAGCATTCGGCTTCATCATGAAGCGCTTAAATTCTTTTTCCTGCATTACCTTTTCTCCTTTCTATTTCCTTTTTGTGAATACGGGATATGCTCCTATACTCACAAAAAGGAAGGGGATTGCTCCCCTTCCCTACTTTCAACTACTCTTCTTTCTTTTTCTGCGTTCTCGGCTTCTTCGGTTCCTCCGGGGCTTCCGGCTCCTTCGGCTCTTCTCCCGAGTCCTCCGAGTGTTCCGGGACTTCCGGAATTTCCGGTACGTCCTGCTCTTCCAAGTTCTCCGATTCACCCTCCTGAGCTTCCGGCTCCTTCGGCTCTTCTCCCGAGTCCTCCGAGTGTTCCGGGACTTCCGGAATTTCCGGTACGTCCTGCTCTTCCAAGTTCTCCGATTCACCCTCCTGAGCTTCCGGCTCCTTCTCAGGTTCCCTCTGCTCCTCCGAGTCACTCTCCGGCTCCTTCTCAGGCTCTTCCGGCTCCTCTACTTCCCCCAGCACAGAAATCAGATTGACTCCTACGGACCGAACCTCGGCGATTCTTTCCTCAGTCATATTGATTTCATCACCGGCATCGTAATCTTTCTTCGTTACCTTATCAGTGAACGGAATATTGATTCTCACTCTCTTCATAGGCAATCACCTACGCAGTCTTCTTAAGCGGCACCTTGATTACCTGGATACGCTCATTATCGGTGGTCTTCGCACCAAAGGTATCAAGACCTCTTACGATGTCCTTAAAGCGCTTCTCTGCACGGAGTGCTTCCACTTCATTAATCTGACCGGCAAATGCAATAGCCTTTCTGCCGCGGATATCGCAGTATCTGTGAGTGGTATCCTTTGCCATGTTGGTGGACATGATAACCTCAAAAGTATCATACATACCAACAACGCCTCTCTTGATGAGGTCCGGATTGTTGGTAGACAACGTAATCAAGCAATTCTTGAACACGTTATACGCTTCCGGAGACAACTCGATTACGCCGGCTTCCGCGAAATGACGATCACGAAGTGCTACGATTGCAGCGTCAATCGCATCCTTTACGGATTCCTGGGTAAGATTGTCCGCAACGGATACATTGTCATACTCCTCATAATATCCCATCTCTAACGGGCTTCCCTCCGGGCTTTCTACCTTCGCAAAGGTGAACTTGTGCTTGATGTAGTAGTTCTTTCCCTCTACCACCTCTTCGTCCTTACTCTCCTTGTAGTTGGACGTTCTGATCAGGTTGGCAACATACGAATCACGCTTTACAGCCAATCCGTGTACGGACTTTCTCTGATACTCTTCTGCCAGCCCCGGTACAGACTGTGCCTTATCTACATCGTCAACATAGAACGCGAAGTAATTTGCCTGGTCGATGTATAACATCTGACCTTCGTCCTTCATGTCCTCGATCTCGATATCATTGTTGCCATCGTATTCTCTGATAGTCGGTTCTCCCACTCCGAGAATCTTTACGGAAGCCGCCTGCTTCACATCACCCTCATATTCACGATTACAGTTCTGCACGAGCTTACACTCAATCTCCAGTGCATCCATAATCTTCTTGCTCCAGATACTCTGAACAAAATTCTTGTACTGTGTCATTTTTCTTTTCTCCTCTCTTTAGTCGGGAAGCCTTACCACTTCTGCATGGACCTCTCCACGGCCTTATACAGTTCCGGATTATTGTTAAAATCCTGCACTGTGAACTTGCTTGCCTCTTCAAAGGTATAGAAGTCCTTCACCGTCTCCTGGCCGGTTGCCGGGCTCTTCATGCTTCCCATGGGTTTAATCTCTTTTTTCGGTTGCATCTTGCTGAAGATTTCATAAATCTCCGTCACAGGTGTGTCGGAACTGAACTTCGCCGAAAAGTCCCTAAACTCCTTGCTGTTGTACACATCCTCCGTCACGCCGAGCGCAGACAGCTCCCTTCCTCTCTCGGCATCCTTTCGGTACTCGGCCAGCTTCCGGAATACTGCCTTGTCCCTCGGATTCATGTTCTCGACACCGATTTTTGCCAGTCTGTCGGTCTCTGCGATTACCTCTTCCCATCCGGAAGCGATAACATCCTCCGCCTCTGCCTTTGCAAGAATCTCAGTGTCACGGTCGGAGTACGCCGGAGCATTCGGAATCTTCACTCCTCTGCCCTCGTAAAACTGTCGGAACTCACTCGTCACTTCCGCCACATCGTTCTTCCCGGTTCCCGCTCTCAATACGTTTACAAGCTCGCCATACTGGCTCTCATACTCTTTGCGTACCTTCGCTTCCAACCGGCGCGCCTTTTTGTCCATCGCTGCACCCAGTGCTGCCTTAAACTCCTCTTCGGAGTAGACCTTCTCCGGTTCCGCTACCGGCTGTTGCACCGGTGCAACTTCTCCATCCTGGCTTACGGTTTCTTCTGCGGCCGCACCCGCATTTTCAGCAATGTTCTCCATTACCTCTTCTTCGTTTTCAAACATGATATGTCCTCCTATTTTTTTGCTGGTGTTTGCTTCACCTTCTCCATGTGCTTTTAAGGTCTTCAAAGCTCGGACCATATAAAAAAGCCCCGTAGGGCTTCTTTACTCAACAATTTTCCAATCCTCGGCCAGCATGTCCGTCTGACTCGCAAGCCAGCCAACGCATACATCACCATTTGCAGTACGCATATCAATATGTGAAAGGAACTGCACAACGCCGGTATCATGCATCGCACCTTCATCCTTTGCTAATGCATCATAGGCTTCTAATTGCAACATATCAACATCAACCAAACGGCCATGTACCAAATACAGGTACATTCCTTTTCCGTTCCAGCCTTCTCTTGCAACCTTCTTACCCTTTTTCAGTGCTTCAAGTGCAAGCCCGAATGTCATCTTGTCACATTCACGGTAGGCTTCCTCAAACTGCTTTTCCGGCGACCATGACTGATAGCCATCCGAATACTCTACCAAGTACCCTTCATCCTCCGGATTCTCGTTCTCAGGTATGTCCCAACCTCTGTAATTGTTGTATTCCCCTCTTGTCATAGGTGTTGCTTTGATAATTTTGGTTCCAATATAAGCTTTCATGTCATTCTCCTTCCTAGTTATCATCCGGGTTGTCCTCAATAACCTCAATCTCTTCTTCCGGTACGCCCGCTGCCGGTCCGGCTGCCTGCCGTTGCGCCGCCAGCAGTTGTGATGCCTGCGTCTGCGGATCTCCCATCAGGAACTGCTTCACGCTCTGCTGTATCATCTGGGACTTCATCTGAATCATTGCAATACGCTTCTGCTCCTCCTTAATACGTTTCGCAGCGTCCTGTATCTTGACCTTCGGTGCCACACTGTCATCGTCCAAAAGGTCTCCGTACACCTCTAACTCACTTACCCTCTGGGCGGTAAGGTAGCCGCCGGTTAAAAAGTTCTCGAGAGTTCGCTCCTGCGCAAACTTATCGTACACACTCTTCGGCGTAACCTCCACCTTAACAGTTGCCTGAAGTTCATTTAATACCGACTGCGGTACATTTACAATCACTACCGTTTCCTTGCCGGTATTCGGATCCGGGATTTCCTCCTCCATGTTAACGCCATCAGCGGAATATGCAATCAGATAATCCAACCAAATTCTTGCAAGGTCTTCGATAAAATTCTTGTAGTCTTCCTTCTGCTCCGTCATCGGTGCCTGGGATGCCTGCTGTACTGCAAGGATTGCTTTACCGGAAGCATCCTCCGGGTTTATCTGACCCGTAGCAATGTCTCCGGCTCCCGCAAGTTCTCTCGTCATCTGAATCAAATCATCCTGCAGCTGCTTTACATCCGGAGACATCTGTGCCGGTGGAAGCGTTCCAACCACCTTCCGCACATCATCCACGGTCTGTCCGGCAATCTTTATCACTCCACCCACCGTATTCAGTTCGCCCGGGTTAGTAATTTTTGTCGTGTCCGCAATCTTCTTCGGGTACGCCTGTTCCTTTACCGTAAGCACACGCCGCATCTCCGTACGGTTCACTTCTATCTGGGTCGGAATCAGGTACCTTACCTCTCCTTCGCCGCGGGCACTACCCTCTTTCTCCTCCCAGTTAAAATGCGCCACCGGATACAACGTCAAGCCGGTATCCGTATCTTCTTCAATGACTACCCAACGCGTCGCCACAGAGTAATGTACGGTACCGTTATCCTTGTACAGCTTGTGTACAATGGTGACCATGTTGTCCACCTCGTACTTGGCTGCTTCTCCGCTTTCTTCAAAGGTATCGTTGTCGCCGATAATCTGCTCCATCAGTTCCTCGCTCATGCCACGGGCGCGGGCATATTCCCTTGCCCTGGATACCGGCATACGCTTCCGCACGAGAATATACGGCTGAGCCTGAATATCATCATCGTTCTCATTGCCGTAATACACATCGTTCTTCTTCACAACCTCATTTACCGGAATTGCCTTTTCCACGTCGTAATCCACATAGATAATGCCTTCATCATTGACGGCGCTGTCCCTCGTCACCTTACGGCCCTTGAAGTCCATCTTATCCCGCTCCCAGATACGGCGTGCGTACCGGTTCAGGATGTTACAATACCGGTCTGCCTGTTTGTAGAACTCTGCATTTCCGAAATTCTCCGAAGAGTAATGTATCGCGTACAGATTGTCGTGGATAACTGCGCGCTTGTACTTTACGATCGGTTTGATGAAATTCTTCTGAATCGGCTCAACGCCGCCCAGCTTGACACCGGCCCACTGGTTTCCGTTGAAGAAACGGTAATTCCGGTCCGTGTCGGTGTAGATACCCATCATCCGGTGATAGTTTCTTCCCTTCTCGTACAGTCCCCAAATCTCCGTCTCCCTGATTTCACGAATATCCATTACCCTTCACCTCCCGGCACATCCTTCTGTCCAAGCCCGGTACCATCATAGCTCTCAATATTCTGCATAATGATTTCCATCCGGGTCTGTTCCTTTCGCTGTTCCTCTTCCGCCAGCTTCCGTTCCCTGTTCTCCCTCATGACCTTCACCGGGTGCGGTGCCTCAACCGTCTCTCCTCTGCTTACCGTCTGGCCAACCTTCGCGCCAACAAAAAAGCACACGATACAAAGTGTGCCGACTACCAATGCCAATAATATTTCCATGCTTCCTCCTTATACAACCACAATACTCTCGCCATAATCCTGTACCGTCTCTTTCTTCTTCTCCGAATCGAAATGATGCGTCGGCGGTACATTTATCGGCTCCTGCGTAAACAGAACCTGTCCTCTCGCCTCATGGGCGATTGCAAGTCCCATCATATGATCATCGTGGAATCCTTCCGGCGCCTCTATTCTTCCCTGCTCGTTCCTGATAATTGTAAGCAGCTCCTCCAGCGTCTCCGGATCGTTGATAGTATCCGTATGCTCTCTTACAATCTCAATCAGCCGTGAGATAATGGTCGGGCGCGTCAGCTGTGTGGTCTTGAAACCGAACCGCTTCTCCTTCTTGTTCGTGTATTCGTCAAGAACTTCTCTCACATACTGGTTCGGGTACCCGATACGCTGCAACTCCATAATCGGGAACGTATCAAAGTTTGCTTCAATACCAATCAGCGCCCACTTGTAATACATTCCCAGACAGTACATCTGCTTTGCATACTGGTCTGCGTTGAACTTGTGGCTCATGGCTGCCACCTGAATACCGGTTCTGGCATCCAGTACGTGGCCCGTGAAGTTATCGCTACCGTCTCCCGCGGTATCACCGCCAATGCAGTACTTTGTCACCGCCGGAGTATTTGGTAACTGATAAATGCGGATATAACCGTTTCTGTCGTTCATCCAGCGGATGTTCGTCAACTTCAGTCCGTCGTAATCGTACAGGAAGTAACCAATCTTTAACGGCTTTCTCTTCTTTGCACGCTCCAGCTGTGCCAGAAGCTTTTCCGTATCAAATACGGTCTTACCGGACAACAGGAAGGCTTCCTTCGGCGTACACGGGTACTCCTGCTTTATCAGGTCCTTGTCCAAATACTTCTCGTATTTGTTCCAGTACCAATACAGCTGCTCCGGCTCAAGGAGTTTTTCATCCCTCAGCCATCGCAGCCGTTCATTAATCCATTCATTCTTTGCATCAATAAAAGCAAGGAATTTCTGCTTTGTTTCCTCACTCGGAAAGTTTACCCGGTACTCCGGCGTTCTCCACCATTCGTAGAACAGGTTGATATGCTTTCCGCTGTCCCACATCTTCTGGAAGTCGTTGTAACCGTTGGCCGTGCTCTCGTATATCTTGATACAGTTTTTCGTAAGCGCCTCTCCCAAGGCCGCCTGTATCGGCGAGATACCATCCTTCCAGAAAGCGCATTCTGAACCGTGGAAGAAATTCACCGTTCGGGAACGTCCCACGTCCTTTGTGGCGGTATCTACCGCCCACAGGCTATTCATTTCACTGAATAACAGCTGCTTTTTATTGTTGAACTTCTCTGTTGGTTTCAGCTCCGCCGGTAGCTGCGAATACGGAAACTTTGCTTTGTTCTGGAATATTGTTTCCGCATTATCACTCTTATCTGCCAGAGTGAATCCCTGAAAATTTCGACTTGTAATACTGCATGACAGCTGATATGCCGTCACCAGTGTAGTAAATCCCTGTTGGCGGCCCTTCAATACCAATATGGATATCTCCGGTATCTTCCCTGCCTCAAAGTCCTCTTTCGCCTGATTCAGACGCTCCATGAAGTCCTTCTGCACAACGTTTAAGAAAAAGGGCATGGTCTTCTGGTTCTTATCCACCACCACAAAGAAAAGTTCTATGAGTTTTTCCGGATTCTTTTTTACTTCCTCAAGAAGTGCTCCACCCTTCATCAATTCTTCGGCAATAGCACTTCGCAACTCCTTATCAAAATCAATACTATGGAGTTCTTCCCACTTCTCTTTTCGTTTTGCAATCAGATAATCTGCTGTGTAGGTCATAGCAAATCCTCCAATTTCTTCTTCTGCTCCTCCGTCGCCTGGTCAAGATGATCCGAAAGCCATTGTAACGCCTTCATTCTGTCTGCCAACTTCACGCTCACGCCACTACTGCCCTGTTTAACCTCGCTTATAATGCTCCCATCTACCTCTGCGGATTCTTTTAGACGCACACTGTTTATTTCCTTAGTAAGTGGTACCTTCTTTCCGGTCTTTTCATCCTTAACCATGACCGGACCAAACGCCGCCATTACCTGTACTTCCTCACGTCCAAACTCTACATAATCGGTAATATCCGCAAAGGCAATATCCATGTATTTTTGAAAGATATCTTCCTCCGAAAACAGTTCCCGGTCCATCCGGTTTTGCTTCAAGAAAAGTATCATCTCTTTTACCTTAGCAATTCTTAGCATTCGGGACCCGTTTACCATGGCAGTATTGTAATCACAATCGTATGCTTTCTGATATGCCTTTGTGGCATTAAAGCACTTCGTGTACAAAACGCAGAAAAGCCTTTGCTTATCGGTTAATTCGTCGTTCTCCGCTGCCAGTCTGATTTCTTCGGAAAGCTCCTTTTCCTTCGACAATTCTTTCCAAACCGAACGTTCGCTTTTTTTGCCCGAACGTTCGCTACCTTTTTTCGAACGTTCACCGTCCCATCCGTAAGTACTTTTCCACCTTCGAATTGTCCCCTCCGGACGTCCCAGTTCCGCAGCTATCTCAACCAGCTTTTTCCCCTGCCGGTAAAGCTCCTGTGCTCTCTCAATCTGCTCATTGTTTGTCACCACCTCACCTTCCCATCTCCGGATATAAGAAAAGCACTCCTTCCGAGTGCCGCTGCCAACTTGCAAAAGTAAAAAGCCGCCGTCTCTATGACAGTGGCTCTTACAGGAGGCTAGATTTGTTTTTTCCGTTCTCTCTCTAGTTTAAATTATAACACGGATTTTTGGGAATTGTGGGAAAGTTGCAAATGCGCCGTAATCTTCTTTCCTACTCCGCTGCGCTCCTGATTCAGTGTTTCCGCAATCTCCTCCAACTTCTTCCCTTCCATATACCTCATCTCAAATATCTGCCGAAGCTCCGCATCCTCGATTTTATCTATGTACCGCTCCACCTCCAGCATCTTTTCCTCACACCGCCGCTGCCGGTCCTTTAAGAGAGCAATGACCTTCTTCAATTCATCACATGCCTTTGGTTCATGCATCTGGACCGATACTCCTCGCATAATGCACGGATACTCCGGAGCCGATGCTTGCACCTTACCGTATATCTCCGGCACCTCCTTGTCGTACAGCCTATCAAGTCTCCTCTGAAGATAGGCAACCTCCTTCTTCAGCTTGCAATATTGTTCCAGCTCCTTCTTGGTCACGCCGTTCCCTCCTCTACTACACTTCCACCGAATCATTGTTGGTAATTGTCTGCTCCATCTTAACTGCGCCCTTCGAAGTCATAGCCAACTTGCATTTGATTCTTCCGGCTTTTATTGTTACACTGTCCACCTTATACTCCACGATTGCCTCTGCCGCTGCCCTCATGATTGCTGCCACTTCCGGGATTGGATGCACCGCCTGCTCTCCAAAGTTCTCTTCGATGGCCTCCGTAATGGTTTCTTTCCGCTTCTTCTTACTCGTGTAATATTGTGCGTTCGAGCAATCACACAACTCCGTCGCCACTTCATTGCATTCGTCATTTGTCCACGGAAATATTGTATGGAACATCCTTACCTGTCCGCAGTATCGACATGCTCCGGTCTCTTTATGAATCCCCACCGGCATCTCCTGTTCCCATTCCTTGATTTTATCACTCAGCATACTTCTTCTCCTTTCTCTTCAGTCCACATTTCACGCATCTTAAAAAAGCTACCTTCTTGTTTCCAAGTACTACTCTCTGGACAGTGATAAACTCATGAGCGCACTTCTTAATTCCAAGAGCTTCCCCTACTGTCATTCTCCCTGTATTCTGTTCAAAAGATTCCATACGTTCCTTTCCCCCTGCGGGTGACGCCGCAGGGTAACGATTTGAATAAGTCGGTAGTATCAAATAAGGCGTTTGTGATATGCACACACCAAGGTGCTATTTCCATTTGCTGTATACCAGCTCCTCTTCGTTCCAGTCCGGGTACTGCTCCATCAGGTACTCCCGGAAGATACCTAACATCTCCTGTCTGCGTCCATGATTCCCGTTATCCATCATCTCATGATGATGCTGGCACCCGACCGCTCCGTTCTGCGGTATTCCGAGACCGCCCTTGGCTCTCGGTATGTAGTGCATGATGCTCTTGATATCTTTTGCCAACCATGTAGCTCCTTCCATGTGGTACCCTATCCGGCAGAAGATACAGGATGCGTTATCCCGGTAGTATATCTCCTGGCGGATCTTCGGACTGAACTCACGGGCGCGGGCTTGTTTACTCTTCTTTGGCATCCGCTACTCCTTTCCTCGGACAATCGAGATTGCATCATCCAGTGGTACAACCTTCTGTCCACCCATTCCGTCATTGCCGAATCTCTCAAACGCAACCTTTTCCATTTTCGCAACTGCCGCTTCTTCCGGTTTCCGGGTGTTCCATGCTCTTGCTGCGTTTTCCTTTGAAGTGCTGTACTGTCCGATGCTTGCATTGCATAAATTATTTTTGCAAACTACAACATACTTTTTTTCGCACCTTGGGTATTTTAGCATCTCCGCTTCCCCGCCGCAGAACGGACATTTTCTCAACTCTGCCATGGTATCACTCTCCCTTCATTTCCGTTTGAGTTTCATTTGATTTCTTTTTGAGTTCTTCTGCAATTCTGTTGATTTCCGATACACTTACGGATTGATAATCAAAAGCCATAAAATTTCTTTTACATCTTTCTTTCAGTGCTTTTGCAAATTCCCCGATTGCCTTTGCCCGGATTTCCGCTTCGGTGGTGGTTGGCATATCATCCAACATGAGTTTCAGCATTCTGTATGCCGCACACTCGTTATTAACCCTTTCCATCTCCACAAAGTCGCCTTCTTTGTTTGCCTTATCGTATCTAACGGCGAGGTGCTTGGAGTAATCTTCCAACCTCTTCTTGTATTCACTTCTGCTTATCAAATCTCCCTGCATGGCATCACCCTCCGTTCTCCTTCAGCACAACCATCCCCGCTGCCATGGCCAAGTGATACTCCTTTACCGCTCCCCGGCTGTTCTCCCAACCCTTAAGCATATAGATGGTGTCACAGCAACTAAGCACAGCTTCGGCCACTTTCATGTAATCCTCCCACGTGGACACTTCCGGCATGCCCTGATTAACCCGCGCCGGATTGAACACGTCATATCCCTGTATCTGTAGCTGTTTCTCCGCCACCGCAAACCGGAGCATATAATCCGTCGTTCCCGTTATCGGGCCGCTTATGTATACTCTCATTGACTTTCTGCCTCCTCTGCAAAATCAAATATGTGTGCTCCCTCTTCCGGTCCGGTGAATACATACACACCGCCCTTAGGTATACCAAACAATCCATAAGCAGCCCAATTGCATCCAGAGGAATCTCCTTCCTTCGGTGAACCCTTGCCGGTATATCTTCCCAGACATTCCTGGTATGCACTGTTTGCCGGGGAATTCGCCCCCGCTTTCCTGAAATCATCTACTGTTGCCACATGGCCACACATAGGACACTTGAATCTCCATTCGAGAACATTCTTGCCAAATCTTCTCTCTCCTTCAGCCTTCCAATCATCCAGGCTCTCATACACTTTCTCATTTTCATCATCAAAGGTGATATGTCTACCTTGTCCGATTTTCATGGTTCTTTTCATGGTTCCTCCTATCTCATCCACGTTTCCACAATTACCGGGTCATCATCTTCCGCTCTCGGAAATCTTGTCTGGAATCCCGCTGCCTTGATATCTTCCTGTATTCCTTCCAGTGAACTCCTCGTTATTGCCGTGTTGGTCGGGTGACATCCCACTCCTTCCCATATACGGCATACATACTCTCCCGGATGGTCCTTGGGCTTCTCGTATATTACAGCCATCGGTATCTGTATTTCTGAGAAATCCACCTGTGTCAAGCTATCTACTATCATGTCCATTATTACTCCTCCCAGAATAACTCATTTAGCGTCTTCATATCCGCATCCGATATCCCGTAGTACATAACATACGCTTCTACAAAATCGCCAACAGATCCGCCGAACTTATCGTCAATCAAGTCCTTGGCCACCTTTGCCTTATATCCCTCCTCACTCATGACCGGCGTAACGATGCTGTTCACGTTCTGGAACAGTCCGTGCTCCGTCAGTCTCCGGAGCATTGTGTATGTAGTGGACTTCTTCCATCCAAACTCCTCCGCACACAGCTTCACTACCGCTCCGGAACCGATACCCTCACGGTCCCAGAGCAGCTGTGCCATCTTCATTTCCATTTCACCTATTCCAAATCTCTGCATATTATTTATCCTCCGTTTCTTTCCAAATAAACTTACGGCCACAGTTCGGGCAATAGTCGTATCCATTCCCCATATTATCTTCTGCCGGCTTTCCACAGGTACAAAAATGGTACTCTCCACGATTATCAAGCAGTACCATCTCTCCCCCCAGTCTCTCAACTTCTTCCGAGCTCAATCCGGTTTCCTCATACTGCATCAGCTTTTGCAGACACGCATAAAGCTGATCGTGAATCTCTCTGGTAATGGTCTGCCCTACATACAGATTCTTCCACAGCAATCCCTTTACACCCCAGTTCCCTAAATCATCGGATTCCGTCAACCGTCCCGGATTCTGCTTCACACTCTGTATTTCTGCGACTTCCGGCACTTTTTCCGTGTTGATTTCTTCCAAATCCGTCTCAGTTTCCACCATCACCGTTTCACTTTCCTCAAAATCCGTCTCGCATTTAGTATTTTCAACGATTTCCGATGTTTCCTGCCCCGCTGCCGGTACCCGTTTACTTGCATGGTTACAGAACCCCTTCTTCTGGACATGACACTTATACCGCTCACAATACATTGTCTGGTCATATCCTTCTACGTGAACCGCACAGGAACAATCTTCACAATGACACTCGACAATGGTAAGTATTCCTTCATCACTCTTACTGTGGCACTCAATTATTTCAAGAAGCCCCTGTTCCTCCGCATCCTCGTACTTTGCGAGTTTATCTATTACTTCCCGGAGGCACTTACAATCTCCCTGCAGATGCGGACAATATTCCTCTGATACATCGCAATCTTCATGTTTACAAACCATTTCGCGGTATTCTTTGTCGTATGATGTCAATCTACTCATTTCAGCTCTCCTCCATTCTTCGCAATCTCGTACAGCGCATGGGTACCGTCCAATATCTGTCTCTCTGCTTCATCTGCGAACGTCCAGCCGTATCTTTCCAGAATAGCGTAACCCTTCAGTATATCTTCCCCGATTTCCTGGTTAAAGTCTCCGTTGTAGTTCACCAGTTCTTTATCGTTCATTACTCTGTGTAAGAAAATCAGCATCTGATGCAGCATGCTACAGTTCCCGATTTTTTCCTCCGCTTCTTTCCGCTCTGCTTCAGTAAGCTCATAGTATGTTTTCCCTCCAAAGAAACTGATCATTTCAGATTCGCAAAGATAGACTCCCATAGGCACCAACATTCCCCAAATAGCAGTCTTTATCTCTTCTTCTTCCTTGATGGCATCTATTTTTCCTGAGATAACATTGCTGATAAACTCTTTCCGCCGGATATCACTCTGCTTCCGAATCGCCTTAATCTCCTTCTTAGCGCGTTCCTTCTGTTTCTGCTGTTTCTCCGCCGCAGAAACAGTGTCTTTTTTCTTGCATTTCTTTAAAACATAAAACACACTGTATTTCACACAATAGTACAGTTTCTCGGTTCCCTGCTTTAAGGAAATCTTCTCCGGCAATTTCTTATTCAGTCCGATTTCCTTTACAATCTCCCAGCCATCCTGATACATCTTCCACTCCGTTCCGTCCGGAGCTTTCTCTACCCCAAGCGGTTTCAGCATTCCAACAATCTTCTTGATTTTCTCCGCTTTCTCAGCTTCCTTCACCGCATCCTGTGCTTTCCATACAAGCTGACTGGAATTGGTTGATTCTCTCAGAATTCTGTTTCTGGTTTTGACATCCTTGACCTTCTCCAATTCATACAGGTCCTTTAACGATAACTGAAAGCTCGGACTCTCTTGCTTCTCCTGCAACAGCTTCTGATCGAGTTTCGCAATGTTCAAACGATGCCGGATGGTTGTCTCGCTGAACCCGGTCTTTTCCGCAATGGTATCCACCGTTTCTCCCAGGTCGAGCATCATCTGAAAACCCTGCGCCTGCTCATAAATCGTAAGGTCATTCCGTTGCATATTCTCTTCCAGCATGATGGCCACTTGCTCTTTCTTGGAAATCTTACTTACAATCCGACACGGCACTTCGCTAAGACCGGCAAGCTTTGATGCTGCCAGTCTTCTATGGCCAATTAATACATGAAAATCAGACTTTTCGGAAATGTCCTCCGCTGCCGGTTGCTTTTCCGGTTCTTCCGTCAATGCACAGATCGGCATTACCGTCAGATTCTGCATAATGCCCTGTTTCTTAATAGACTCCGCCAATTCCGATACATCCCCAACATCCTTTCTCGGATTGTCCGGGTGCGGAAAAAGCTGATTAATGCTGATATTAATAATAGTTTCCATTCTTACTCCTTCCTCGTGACCTCACTCCGAAGCCACGCTCTGTATTCATGATTTTCCGTAGTGACCGAAAACGCATGTCCATTTAGTAGTTCTGCGGTTTCCTGCCACTCTTCCTTGTTCGCAACATCCGTCCCTCGGGACGTCTTCCAACCGTTTTCCTGCCACCGGGCCAGTTCTTCTATTCCCGCTGCCACATAGCCGCTCTCGGTATGGATGGTCAGACTGCACTTTTTTGTCAGTCTGGCAAGGGCCATATTGAGGATACGAAGCTCTGACTGATTGGCCGTCGCATTTAGTATTTCTGCGTTTTTCGTCAATGTCACCGGTTCTTTTTCGGTCTTCATCTCCAGGATATACCCTGCCTTACCGTTCCCGGCTCTCGGAGAACGGATGCCCGATGCCGTATAGATGTTTACGTGTTGCATCTTATCCTCCTTCCTCCCGGTGATGCAGCTCCTTTATCCGGCACTCCGTATAATGCAAATAGCTCATGCCGGTATACGGGTTCACGCCACACCGGACGCTGTCCCGGTCTATGTAGTACCCTTCCGTCGGTACCGGCTGACCGGTCTTCATCACCTGCTCCATCAGTTTCCGCACAGTCCTTTGACTGTATACCTTACGCTCCGGCTCCGGACGTACCAGGTTGCGGGAGGTTGAGTAACTACACAGTACCTTTTGGTCTTGCGCCGGAAACAATGACATCTGACCATCCAGTTCTTCCTCTGGCTGCTTCACAATGTACGCCGCCAACTCCTGATAACCTCCCGCTTCATGGGTACTTGCATAATAGGCACGTCCGTGGATCCATTTTGTTTGTATGAGGACATCCGTATCCGGAGTCCCGCGCATACGATTCACCAGAATGTGGATATGGATACCGCCCCGCTCACCGATTTCCATCCGGTATATATACTTGAAGGGTTCTCCCCGCTTCTTATACTCCCGGCGCATGGCACCCAGAAAAGCTTTCAAATCCTTCTTGACTTCTCCTACCGGCTTTCTGATACCGGCGGGATATTTCAGTGTTACCCACAGGTCGTTCGGGTAGAAATTCATCTTGATTAGTCTCCGTACCCGGTTCTCTCTGTTCCGCTGGTTCTGTTTCTTTATCTGTTCGGGTGTAGGCTTTACCTTCGGAGCACGCTGTTCTCCCTTTGCCCCATACTTCCCCGCAAATTTATATTCATACTCCGTAGAGTTTAAAAAGTAATAGATATCGGCATAGTATCCCATAAGTTCACCTAACTTTAATATACTAATAGTGTTACGAAAGGGCTTGTCCGCCCGCCGTAAAAAACTTGACGAAAACCGCCTATTATGCTATACTTTCCTTGTGATGGTCTGTTAGCATAACAGGCTCCTCCGATGCATCTTCGCGGCTTGCATCGGAGGTTTTTCTTTTCTCTGCCTTCCGGCGTCTGATTGCCTCCTGCATCTCTGCTTCCACTGCATCCGTTCTCGCTGATGTGTACCAAATATTACCCTCTTTGTCCCGCCAAAATGTATATGTGTTACCAGCCTTCTCCTCAGTGGCAATTATCACAGATTCCGGCGGAGGGTTGACACTGCTCATAGCCTTCCGGAACAATTCATCTCTATCCATTGGTCACCTCCCTAAGCTTACCGCAATACAATACTTTCCATAACTCATACCGGCGGCACGTGCCTTCGCATTAATCCTCGCAAGCTCGCTCATGCCTTTCTTTTCCGGTACCGGTGCCTGCTCCTGCAAAAGTTTCATCTTCTTTGCATGATTCCGGGAGTTTTCTTTCCTCTTCTCCCTTTTGCACTCATCACAGCAATACAGCGTATTGTCCCGGCCAGTCTCAAATTCGTTCCCGCACCATCCGCACTTCTTCCTGATGATTCGCTTGAACTTGTACTCCATCCTCATCCTCCTTCGTAAATCCTTCCAGTTCGCCGTTATTGATAATCGCTTTCATCCCGCGACATGCCATGACATAACACTCAAATAGGCCGAACTCCGTCTGCTGCATTTTCTTCCTCCTTTGTCGTTGCACCGGTGCAATTACTCCCCAGCCGCCTTTTTCTCTGCCATCTCTGCACGTATCGCCTCGATATCATCCCAAGTCAGACCGTACTTCGCCAAAAATGCCGCTGCCTTTATGTAATACTTCCTCTTAAGACCGGCTTCCGACGGAATCGCATCCGCGATATCCGCCAGATCGCCGCGTCGTACCAGATTGCAAAAACGCTCCCGGTGCATCCCAAGGAAATAGGCAGCTTCCTCCATCGTTATGTTCTTCACCGCCATCAGTTCATCTCCTCTGCTTCACCAAGAAACTTCTGCAGCTCCCGGCGTTCTCTTTCCAACAGTCCAATTTCCTGTGCAATCCCCCAGATACGGTCCCGGCATAACTGCCTTACCGTTTCCGGTACTTCATGCCGTACTTCCGGAACAACAATATGCTCTGCTTCTTCCTTCTCCGCTGCCGGTTCCGGCGAAGGATATTCCGGGGTCTCCTCCATCGGTACCGGCTCCTGCTTGGCTGGACGGAACTCTTCAGGCTTTGCATGGTTCTTTTTCACCTGCTGGTGGAATACCTCCGTCTCCGCTGCACGTCTTCTTCCCGGTTTCCCCGGAAGCTCCGCCTCCGAAATCCCGTTTCGAAGCAGAATCTCCCGAATCTGTTCCCTGCTACACTGGTTCAGTTCCGCAAGGATACCGATTTGCTCTCTCTTCTTTTTGGCTGCTTTGAAATCAAAGACGATTTCAAAATCACTCATTTGCATGATAATTTTCCTTCCTCCGCCTTTAGGCGGTCTGCTTTTCTTTCTGCTCCAGTGCCTGTCTCGCCGCAAGCACCTTTGCATTACTCTCAATGATACGAAGGCTCGGCTCATCCAACTGCTTCAAAAGCTCTACCGTTTCTTTGATATCCTTCTTCTGTTCCTCAGACATATATCTCACCCCTTTCTCTTTGGTTGACTTTTACTAGATTTTCTCCTATACTGTATGTACAGGCTTCGACCAAAGCCGAGTACATACAGAAAGGAGCGTTTTGTATGAAGCTAACAGATAGCGACAAGATTGTATTTGCCAAAATCTTTACCGAGCTTGCAATTCAAAACGGATTAATCCAGCAGCGTGCCAATTCTCAACTCACTGCAACGGAAGTAACCAACTTCTTCCACACCGTTTGTGAAACACTCGATAAAAAGGAAAACAAGTAGTATCTACCTACGCATCTGCGCTCTGGCGGACACCAGCTCCGCCAGGGCCTTTGTCATCTCCGGCATCGCTTCTGTCTTCTGCACCGATTTTTCCTCCGATGCGTTTTTAATCCATCCGCACAAACTTACGATGGTTTCGTCTACTTCCTTATAAACGTCCGTCTCTCCATTCATCCCCCTCTTCCCTCCTTTCCTTTGTGTTTTCCCCTTCCTTTTTTTCGATTCCTTGCATTTTTCTTTCGAAAATGATAAAATAGTATCACCCATATAGGGCAAGAAAGGAGTTGGTCCTCATGACCAAAGTTTTGAATTTGCCCCGTTCCCTTCATTGAGGTCGCCACTTGGTCCCCCCAGCCATAAATGGGAGAAAAATCCGTGGTAGATTTACGATGCAGCGTACAATTCCGGCGCGTAACCGGGTTAAAAAACGGGAGACGGCACTCACCGCAGATGGAACAAATGCTTCACTGTTACCGTTTCTCCTCAATTCCACCAACTAATGGGCTATCTACACTTTTTATGCTGAACTAAAACTGCATAAGTGGTGGAATACCTAAAGAAACATTGGCGCATTACAATGTGGCGAAAGCCTGCAAGGTATCTAGGGTTAAAAAATTTAGGCAAAAACTGTTAGTGAATGCGCACTAGCAGTTTTTTGTTTTCTCCGGAAGCTTCGGCTTCAGGAAATAATCCGTGTTCACGCCCAGAACAAAACATATAGCGGCGTACTCTTCTAACGTCAGCTTCCGTCTTCCCTTTAATGCCAGGCAGAGGGCCGGTACCCTCATTCCTGCTTTCCGCGCCAGATTGCTCTGGGTAATTCCTTTGGCATCCATATACTCCACAATGGCAGATACCACTTCCACGCTATCCCTCCTTTCCTTGTGTGTTTTTGTGCTTCTGCGACTATTATATGTCTCATGCGCACATTTGTCAAGGGCTTTTCTTTCTTTTTTGTTGACAATCGCACATTTTCATGTTATTCTTGTGTAAGAAAGGAGGCGATGGCATGAAAGAGCGCATTAAAGAAGTCCGTAAAAAACTTGATTTAACCCAGCAAGAGTTTGCTGATAGAATTGGCATCAAACGTAATACTATTGCAAATTATGAAACCGGTCGTAATGACCCTGTCAATTCTGTTATTTCATTAATCTGTCGTGAATTCAGTGTCAGTGAAGAATGGCTCCGGAACGGAACCGGTGAGATGTTTATGCCGGTACAGGATGAGTTTGCTGCATACGTGGAAGATTTGCTTTCTGATGATGACAACCCGCTGTACGATATTATCCGGGGAACCATGCAGACCTATCATGGATTGGACGGGAAGTCCAAAGAAGTAGTAAAAGAGTTCTGTAGAGAACTGATCGAGAACCTAAAAAAAATGAGCTGACAGTCGTCTGCTGTCAGCTCATTTTGTAATTGTAGCTTCGTTACTTATTCAGTTCATCATATCTTTTCTGTAATTCTTTCAATGCTCTGTCTTCCGCTGCCTTCCGTTCGAACAGCGGAGTGAAAATAAGTATACTAACAAAGAAATACACTACAGCACCCACAACCGCAATAACAATACCTTCCAGCAAATCACTTGCACTTGAAATTCCGGCTATGTACCAAAAAGCAACAAATATCACTGCTGCTATCACCGCAATCACCTTTAGTGAACGTATCGGCCTGTCCTTCTCAATCTTCGTCTCCATCTCCCGTATCTGTTTGTAGAGACTCTCTTTCTCGTTCATAATCAGTCACCGCCCTTCTCTTACGACATAACTCCCTGTACCTTTCTTCCAAATAATCCAGTTCTTCGTTTTCTTCTCGATTATGAGAGAACTTCCACAGAAAAATCCCACAATTGATAAAGTAAATAAAGCCAGCTATTATGATAGATACAATCGCTAATGGTACGAACTCTTTTATGCTGGTGTCCACATCGCCTATTTCTTTTATAAACAGAAAAACAAAAAAGGCATATCCGCCAATGACCAGTAACGTTCGTATATTCTGGTTTCTAATATACTGTTTCTTCAACTCTACTATTCGCCAATAAAGCGCTTCTTCTTCATCCATACATGTGCCTCCAATCCTTTTTCATCTTTTCACTGTACTTGTTTCCCTTTCAGTTTACAACTGTTGTACCATTTTGTCAACTCTACCATTCCTAGACACATGACACTTTATGAGAGTATGGGTCTGCTGAAGAAATCTGGTATCCGAATCATCAATCCGGTTCTCCACCATCTCCACAATCTCCTTTTTGTACATCTGGCCGATTGTATTTACCTGCTGCTTCGCTTCGTTTCTTTCCTTCATACGTATTTCCTCCGTTTTCTTTCGTAGGCTTGCCGCCCCATGTATATCTCTATGCTTCCATAGCATTGTTGTATTCACACAAGGGGATGCGTCAAGCACAAAATAAATTTTTCTATAGTAATTATGTGAGACGTTCTGTTCACTTTCAGTCTGTATATAGGAAAGCGCCTTTACTGTCTTTCGTCTTTTGTATTATACATTCTAATCCCTTTCGCCTATAATTGCAATACTACCACCGTTCATGATATAGAACGCACAACCGTATACAACTCTTCCACCGGCACATCCAACACTTCCGCTATCTGGGCCAGCATATACAGCGACGGATGAATCCGGTTCCGGGCGATATACGACACGTAGCTCTTCGCCACCCCTGCACGCCGCGCCAGCTCTCCCACCGACATCTTCCGCTCCTCCAGCACCTCCGCCAGATTATACCTTACCTCTACCATACCAACATCTCCTTTTGTAATAGTATTCCACCTTCGTGGTACTATTATTATGCTGGATGGAGAACGTATTGTTGACGTCAACAATACGATACGAAACCGTACACAAATTGTGTACATTTGGCAACCGGTGACAGATTGTCACCGGTTGCCACCATAGTGTGAAATTCTTTAAATCGTCACTTGCCTTTCACTAAAAATCGTGGTACTATAAAAGCAGGTTTAACAAACCATAACTTGACATAAGAGGAGAACCTTTCATGAAAATTTTTTTCAAGTCAAAGAAAGTACTTGCCATTCTACTGATTATCCTATCAATCATCGCTGAAATTACTCTTGCTGTTATTTTTTGGAATAAAAGCGATAAACAGTCCAATTTTATAGAGATTCTATGTTTTAGTACACAAATCATAAGTAGCATCTTTGTAACCAGTGGTGTAATAATTGCCGTTTGGCAATATTATCTTTCTTCCCAAAGCACCAAAAAGAATTTAGAGATTATTCAGATTCAAAGAGCTATTGACCTTTCACAATACTACAAGGACAACATACTAAAATTTGTCCCGGCTATCACTTATGTTTTCGAGAAGGTTAAAATATTAGAAATATTCGACAGAATTAAAATTGATGATATGAGAGACTTCGATACCTATGAGCTGGAACGTTTATTAACAAAGGACCAAATTCGACAATTAAAAAGTGTCCAAAACTCAGATGCATTTGTAAAAGCAATTCTCGAAGCAAATGATATATATGGTCTCAACCTTCAATTTATGTCCTTTGAGACAATTATTGAGAAAGATGGTCAGAAAGGTAAATCGTTAAAACTGGACAAAAACTCCATCATTATCGCTTTCATGGCCAACCTTTTAAATGCTACATTGAACAACTTAGAGTTTTTTGCTTTGCACTTTAAACATAATACTGCTGATGAGTCTGTAATATATCAGTCTTTACATCAGACCTACCTAAAGAATATACCTTATCTCTATTACTTCATTGCTAGGCACAACACAGATCCGGCAAATAAGTTGTATACCAATGTGATATGGCTCTTTAATGAGTGGAAGCAAAAAAAGCTCAGCAAAACATTTTGCGTTCACAAAGTGCCTCCTCGGTACCGTCCGCGGGAAAAATCTTTTCAACGGAACATTTATAAAATATCTTGACAATTAGTTCAAAATGGTATAGTATGAACATGAATAGATTTTGC